TACTATGCAAACGTCTATGTTGTGAAAGATCCTACCAACCCTCACAATGAAGGTGGTGTCTTCCTGTATAAGTTTGGTAAGAAGATCTTTGACAAGATCATGGAAGCCATGCAACCTGAGTTTGAGGATGAAACTCCCATCAATCCTTTTGACTTCTGGCAAGGTGCAAACTTCAAACTGAAGATTGTCAAGAAAGATGGTTACTGGAACTATGACAAGTCTGAGTTTGAAGCACCTGCTCCTCTGCTGAGCGATGATGATGCGATGGAAGCAATCTGGAAGAAAGAGTATTCTCTTGCCGGACTGACTGCTGCTGATCAATTCAAGTCTTATGAAGATCTTGAGCGTCGTCTGAAGTATGTCCTGGGACAGAAGTCTCGTCCTACCACTCCTGTGGATGAAGAGACTGAGTATGATGACTATGCTGCAAAAGAAACTGCAGAGCGTCAGATTCAAGAGTCTCTGTCACGTTCTAAGCCTGACTTCAACTCTCCTGACATCACTGCATCTACACCAGTTGCATCCAAGGATGAAGATGAAGACGATGCACTCTCTTACTTCCAGAAACTGGCAGAGAGTTAATCAAACAACTTAATATCTTCTCCTCTCTTAAGGGTTCTGCTCACATACTGGGTAGAACCTTTTTTATATGGCATGATTCTATTAATGTCTTCAATAATAAGTTCAAGATACTCAGGTTTAATCAGATAGATGTTTCTTTTTAACTCCTCTTTACGAACTTCATACGTATAGTTTGTAACTGCATCTACTTCATTTACTCTTATCACATAAGCATCTCGCTTTTCGTCAAAGTATTCAATTTTGAAATTTTTTTGAACCTTTAATCCTTTTGGAACAACTACTTCTCCAGAGTCATTTTTAAGTTCTCTTGTTTCATAATGATGAATATTATTTGATTTTTCAATGTCTCCGTATTTTTTTATAAGAAAATCATTGAATGCCATTTGTGTCATAGGCCATTCCGTCTGTACGTTCATGATATTGTTGGATAGAAGAACCACCCAATCAAGTGTCTCATCATCGTAGATATCAAACGCAACATTGTCTGGGCGATCATCTCCCTCTATCTTATAGAGAGTAAAATATGCTAAGTTTTTAAGAATATCCTCACGAATTTTTACACGCTTAAATAGATTCTTAACTGTGTTATAATCACCAATACTTTTGCCATCAGAATCTCTGTTGACATAATCAAAATCTGGAACTTGTCTAAAGTAACTTGCCATTAGAAACCTATCTGAGTATCAGTATCGCTATCAAGTTTTGTATAATCATCATCGGTAATTGGATCAAGTTCTTGGAAACTTAAATCAATTTTGTATTGAGTCATCGTTCTTGTAGGATCATCGTATGACATATACGTGTTACCATTACCATATGTTGTATTTAGATCTGTCAATGCACAATTTTTAATTCTACCTATTGATGGATGATCACCTTCAGTATTACCCAATTGATATTTTATTGTGAATATATTGGGACTTACTACAAAAATATTATCGGTTGATTTTTTGACAGACATTCCTTGCTTGAAGAATCTAATAATCTTTTTGATTTGTGCTGCCTCAGTTCCACTTCTAGCAGACATTGTAAATGAGAAATTGAAACTTCTCAATGTAGGTGCTTGAAAAAGCAACTCCATGTTTGGATTAAGTATACCTCCACCAAGTCTAGAAAATAGATTAGTTCCAGTAAATTGTTGTGCTAATCCAATTCTCAATGCTGAAACGATATTTTTTCCTGAATCTGATCCAAGGGCAGCTGCAAGTTGATCTGGTGTCATAGTCATGGCATTTCTTAAAAAATCTGCACCAGCTTGTGCTGCAGCAACTGGGTTCAAAATTGCACCAACTCCTGCCGCTTGAAGGACATTGAGATTTTCACCTTCAAACTTGACAGAATTTTTATCGCTAATACCGCCGGGAATCGGTAGTGTAACAGATCCCTCTATTCTTTCAGTTGATCTATTTTGTATTTGTAGTGGATCAAAATTACCTCCGTCAAACCTTATTGATCTTTGTCCAGAAATATATCGCATACCAAATTTGATTCTATCTTGCTTTGAAGATCCAATGTCTTCAGGATAGAAAAGATCCTCATATGCTTTTCTTCTTTTACCTTGTATAGATAAAGGCACATTATCACTAGTCAGATTTAAATTAGAGAAAACTTCTTGCGCTACGTTGGTGATATTTTGCACCTGTTGCTGTAAAATATTTCTAGGCACATCTGTACCTTTATCGAGAGCATTTAATTGTTCTAAACCTAATTGATTTTTTAGTGATGTATTTCCGGGTTTCGCGTACTCTTTTTGAAAATCAAGATCTGCATAAATTGTGTCATTATCACCATCTCTTACCGTAACAAAATATTTTCCATTACCATCATCAGTTACAAGTGTGGGAGTTGTTAAAAATCTTTGATCATAAAGTGTTTTAGATATTTTTTCTTGAGTAACAGTTTTTTTCAAACCATTATCATAAGTTGAAATAGTTCTGTAACGGCGATCCTTTACCGCACCGACTCCCTGTATTTCTTTACTTTTTATTTCTGCCATTATTCAAGGAGTTTTTTCTATTTAGATGTTCTTTATATAATAAGCATAAGGTATATCAAGGATTGTCTGTATTTCACTTTGTCTGACTATATGTAGTTGTCCAGGGATCTCTTGCCATGTATAATTTCTAATTTTATCCCAGTGAAAATTGATTCCTCTGAACCCCCAACTGAATACATCAGTGACACCAACTAATGGATGTTGATCATATTCAATCCTTGGTGTCTTAGCATTGTATATAAACGTATAAGTTTCCCCCACATCTGGAATAATAACAGTTTCATTTAAGATGCCTGTTATCTCAATCATCATCTCTTCAGGATCACCCAAATCTCTGATTGAATCTTTGACACGTTCTAATCTATTACTACCAACCTGCCTTTCAAACTCAAAATCATCTTCCATACTTGATACCTAATTCGTCTTCTGTGATGATTTTAAATTCTATTCTTCTGTCAGCACACCATTCACGAGCTGACTTCCACTTCGCTTGATTGATTGCATAAGTTTTGCACTCAAATAATGATGACTTACTTGTAGGTTTCTTTGTTTGCTTTTTGGGTTTTACCTCAATAACATATGTTTTTACTTGTCCTGTACTTTCCTTTACCTTTATGATAAAGTCTGGAAAATATCTGTGAACTCTACGATCAACGGGAGAAACATAAGGTATAAAAAATTCTTCGCTTCCCCACTCTAATATATTTTCTGTCAAATCGCACCACTTACAGAAGCGACGTTCCCAGTTACTTCTGCATATTATGTTGTTAGCATTGCCCTTATATTTTTGAGGATTGGAAGGACTGTAAATACTTTTCTTACTAACTCCCATACATAGTATATAAGGTAAAAACTATTTAGATGGCAACGCCAAAACCAAGAGCAAGGAATGTTGCAGATTTAAAGGCAAGCATACTAAATCCGTCTCTAACATCTACTTACGAAACAACATTTGTTTTTCCTACTGCTGTGCAGCAGTGGATTAATAGTTCAAGTGGAGTTGGTAGTGGATTTAATTCTACAAAGATAGAAAAGGTTCAATTGTCTTGTAGAGCGGCTGCACTTCCTGATACCAGTTTAGCAACTCATGAACAGTTTAATGACTTCACTGGTGTAACTGAAAGACACGTATATAGAAGACAATATAATGCAACATCTTCATTTGAGTTTTATGTTGACACAAAATATGACTCCATACTTCTTTTTGAAAACTGGATTAAATTCATTGTGAATGAAGACTCTTCTAACTTTGATTTAGATAATCGTAACTATACTTATAGAGTAAACTTTCCTAATGAATATAAATCTGATATCTACATCAAAAAATTTGAAAAAGATTATAGAGGTGATACTTTAGAGTATAAATTTCTAAATGCATATCCAGTCTCTATCAACACAATGCCTTTGAGTTATGATGCATCTCAACTGCTCATATGTACAGTGAACTTTAACTTCTCTCGTTATGTGGTGAACTCTAGAAAATTTACATCTCCTGGATCATCTATGTTGGCTACGGATGAAGAAATTAGAGCATACGCTGATGATACTGGACGAACTTTTAGTGATGCACAAACTATTTTGAATGGTGGATTTATCGAAACACTTATAGGATAAGCATCTAAATACTCATACTGAATAACATATCATGCCTTTACCAAAGATTTCTACACCAACTTATGAGTTGGAATTGCCTTCATCTGGAAAAACAATTAAGTTTCGTCCCTTTCTTGTAAAAGAAGAAAAGTTATTAGTTCTTGCACTTGAGAGTGATGACTCTAAGGAGATTACTAATGCTGTTAAAGCTGTATTAAAAGATTGTATTCAAACACGCGGCGTAAAAGTAGAAACACTTCCTACTTTTGATATTGAATACCTGTTCCTCAATATTCGTGGTAAGTCTGTTGGTGAAGACATTGAGGTAAGTGTTCTTTGTCCTGATGACGGGGAAACCTATGCTGAAGTTCAAATCAATATTGACGATATTAAAGTATCCAAAGATAAGGAACACACTAAGCAAATTAAAATTGATGATAAACTAATGATGGAAATGAAGTATCCATCATTGGAACAATTTGTTAAAAGTAATTTTGATTTTTCAGAAGACAATCAAGTCGATCAATCATTTAGTTTGATTGCCTCTTGTGTAGATAAAGTATTCTCTGAGGATGAGGCATGGACATCTGAAGACTTTACAAGCAAAGAAATTAATGATTTCTTAGAGCAAATGAATTCATCGCAATTCAAACAGATTGAAAAGTTTTTTACGACTATGCCTAAACTTAGTCATGAAGTTGAAGTATTGAATCCAAAAACTAAAAAGAAAGGCAAAGTTGTTCTTGAGGGACTTTCTAGTTTTTTCGCCTAGCACTCTCCCATATGAATTTGGAGAGTTATTATAAACTAAATTTTTCTTTGATTCAGTTCCATAAATACTCACTAACAGAGATAGAAAATATGATGCCTTGGGAGAGAGATGTGTATGTTGAACTCCTAAGATCTCATTTGGAAGAAGAGAAACTTAAGATGCAACAGCAGCAGGGCTAATGAATCTAGACGATCTTTTAAAGTCAATCAGAGAAGAAGATGACTCTAAAGGAGCGAAGATAGATTCTGCAAAATTTTTCCAAACAAAAACTTTCCAAAATCCTTTAAAGGGACAACGATATCAAGCACCTGGATTGCCTAGTGCTCCTCCTGTTGTTGTCAAACCAACTGTTGTTAAAATTGATCCCAAAAAAATAATACCAGAAAATACTGTAATAATAGGTGAAGAGTACGCTGAGAAAATTGATGAACTTGTTAAAGTAATACAAGCAGATAACGAATTAGAGAGAGAAAATCAGAAAAATATCAATAAACAACTGGAGGATAAAAGGAAGAAAGATAGAGAAGATAGAATAGAAACTAAAAAAGAAACTAATATTCTTGTTCTTGATTTAAAAAAGAGCACTGGCAAAGTTGCTGGTTTTTTTGATAAATTAAAAAGTTTTATTAAACTAAGTTTATTAAGCGGATTAATTAACACACTTTATAACTTCTTTACTGATCCAAAAAATAAAGAAAAGATTGAAGCTATACAAGGATTTTTAAGAGATTGGTGGCCTGCTCTAGCGGCAGCAATAGGATTTATATTGATGCCTTTCAAAGGACTTATATTAAATACAATAGGATTTCTAACTTCAACCACTTTTAAAATTCTAAGACTCTTCGCGACAAATCCTATTTTTGGAATTGCAGTAGCAGCTGGTGTTGCTGGTGTCATGGATTATTTGAAAGGAAAAAATAGAAAAATTAAACTCCGAACTGAGGTTGAGGAGTTAATGGCAAGTGAAGGTATAAGTGAAACAGAGGCAAGAAAAAGATTAATACAACAAAAAGAAGAAGAGGCAAGAAACATGCCTTATTCAATGAATCCTTTTGATGATAAAAGGCGTGAAGTATTAAAGGAAGCAGAGCAATTAAAAAATATTGATTTTGAAAGAACAAGATATGGGTTCTTTGGAGGAGCAACCAATAGAGCACCTGGTTTTAGAGGTGGTGGTTTGGCTATGGGAACAGATACTGTTCCTGCGATGCTGACACCTGGTGAGTTTATAATGAGTCGTGGTGCTGTTAATATGTTTGGTGCAGATACCATGATGGCAATGAATAAAATGGGCGGTGGAACCAATCGTCCTAAGTATGGAAAGGTGACTGGGTATCAAGGTGGTGGTATCGTTGACAAATTTTCAAAAGCGGTAGGCATTTCAAAACAGGAATATGAAGCTTTTAGAAAGTCAATAGCATTCATTGAATCAAATGGACAACCTGATAATGGATATGGTGCTATTGGTGGATCTAACAATCACTATGATGGCAAATATCAGTTAGGTGAACTGGGTAAAATGGATGCAGCAAGAATTTTAGGTGAGACATATCCTGGACATGGAAAACCTGAGTCTGCTGCTAGAGCTGCGTTCAGAGCAGATCGTGCTATGCAAGATAGATTTTTCACTGCATTAGCATTAGCAAATCATGGATACATGTCACAGAGTGAGACGTATAGAAATTTACCATCAAATAAAAAATTATCAATTTTGGGATTTGCACACAATCAAGGATGGAAACCTGCTACGACTTATTTGGAAACTGGTTTTGATGATACTGATGGTTTCGGCACCAAAGGATCCAAATATGTGGATGCAATTGATAAAGCACTGAAAGATTTAAAACCAGTTAGTGCAGTGACTCCAAGTTCAATGACTACTGCTCCTGGTTCAATTGCCACTGCTCCTGGTTCATTAGGTCCAGCATTTAGTGATGATGCTTCTATGAAACAATTATCAAAACAACAACAACTCAGCGATAATTTAAGTTCAATTAGAAGCAAACTTTCTGATCCAATTGAGACATTTATAAGATCTCCTCTTAGACGTGTATTTCCTGTGGGAACTCCTAATATTCCTACAGAAACAAGAAACTTTACTTTACCTCCAATTGATGCTCCTAAACAAAATCAAAGTGTCAGTCAAAGAAATGATGTGCCCACATTTAGTGTAGTGTCTGGTAATAAAATGAGAGATCTTATTTCAAAAGATCTTGGAATTGGTGATCTGGTAAGTGCATCATGAATTTAACAAATTTTGGATCTGTTGTAAAAACTTATCAGAAAAACTTTCTTATTAGAAAGGAAAGATTTCTTCTTAGAAGAAGAGTTGCTCAAGCAGATAAGAAAAGAATTAGAGAAGAAAGAATTGAAATAGCAAAAGCGACTCAACCTCTTATCAAATCAAGGGGAAGTGCATCTAAAAAATCTAATTTTCTTGGAGATATTAAGAAATTTTTAGGTTTTATGTTAGCAGGATTTATTCTGCAGAATTTAAAAACTATCATTCCATTACTTTCTGAGGTATTTAAAAAAATAAAAGAAATTGTGAGTGGGATATCTGAATTTGTTACTGGTGTTATAGGAGGACTGAGAGATTTTTATGAATCATCAACTGAAAAAATAGATGAACTTAACAAATATATTGATGACTTTAGAGGAATTGATATATCAGAGTTTGGAAAGTTTGAAACTGAAATTGATAAGTTAGGTAGAGGTGCTTTAGCGATTGCTGGAGTATTATCAAGTGCAGAGTTAATTAAAGATTTACTTGGATTTGGTAAGGCAAAAGGTGGTTCAGGTGCTGGTGGTACAGGACCCGCTTCAAAAAAACCACCAACCACCCCACTAGCAAAACGAGCACCAGTCAGAACTCCGGTTAGAACTCCTGCACCTGTTAGAACTCCTGCACCTGTTAGAACTCCTGCACCTGTTAGAACTCCTGCTCCAACTCCGGTGCCAACCCCTACTCCGACACCAACAGCAGTTCCTGCTCAACCTAGAGTCCCTGTAGGTGCCGGAACTGGATCCGGAACCGGAGCGGGAAAAGGAAAACCGTTTGGTGATTTGATTAGTAGAACAGCACCTCCTGGTGGTAAAGGTGGACTGCTGGATGATACCTTGAAAAATATGTTGGAAACGCTTTCTACCGAAACAACAAAGGAGACTGCAGAGAATTTTACAGAATTACAAAAAACTGCGAATGATTTTTCAAAAATTGAAACAGCTGAGGATTTAAGTAAACTTGTTGATAAGGCAGGCAGAAAGTCTCTTGATGATTTTGCTGATGCTCTTGAAAGGATGAGAAAAGCTGGAGCTCCTCCTACTGCTTTAGAGGAATATCTAAGGCAAATGCAGGATAAGGGTATTCGCGCAAGTGATGAATTAATTGGTGCTGCTGGAGATGCTGCAGCGATAAGATCGGGTGCTCTACCTGGAGAGAAGTTGGTTGGTACTATTAAAAAATTTGACAGTGCAATGGCAGCAGAAACCAGATTGAAAGCTGACTTGAGAGCACAAGGAATCAAAGTTGATGATGTAGGAGATAAAGTTTTTAAAGAGGTGTTTGAAGATTATAGTCAGCAGTTAAGAAGACAAAGACTAGAAGGATTTCTAAATAGAGCACCAACATCCACCAGAACACCTGCACAGAGGGCAGCAACTGGTAGAATGATGGGGAGAATATTAAGATTCTTACGTTATCTTGGTGTCACTTTAGGTATTGTATCATTAGTATTATTGGCAAAGGAAGTAGGAGAAGATTATGAGAGAGGTGACATGAAAGCAGTAATAGTTAAATTATCAGCAGCAGGTTTCGGTGCATTAGCATCAGGACTTGCATATACTGCAGGGATAGCAGTAGCAGGAACTGGAGTTGGAGTAGTAAAAGGTGGACTTATTATTCTGGGAGCAGGTGGAATTGGTATTGGTGTTGAGGAGGGTATCAGAAGAGGGTTCCTTGGATCACCTGAACAATCATCAGTAGAAGATGTTAAACCATCTACTCCAATGCTACCACCACTCCCTCCTACAGGCACTTTGGGTACAGGAGCGCAAGCATATGGTGCTCCTAGGGCAGGTGGAACCAGAAGACACGCAGGTGTAGACTTTGATCCTGCTGATGATAAGAACAGTAAGTTCTATTCAAGGATTGGTGGTGAGGTTATCTACGCTGCGAACGCAGGTGGTGGTTATGGTAATGTAGTTGATATTTACAATGCTGAGTTAGGAGTCACTGAAAGGATTGCCGAGGGAAATAAAATACACGTTAAGAAAGGTGATGTTGTTAAACCAGGAACTCTTGTTCAGTCTGGTTCTGAAATGACTGGCGTCTTCCATTATGAAATAAGAAAAGGAAGGGCAGGACACTCTGGTGCATTTGAAGGCACTCTTGATCCACTTAAATTCTTAGAAAAGTTAAAGTCAAATGGAAATCAAGCTTCAATAAAGACTTCTCCTTCTTCCCTAATTAGTAGTGCAGGATTAAATCAATCTACTACATATTCTAGCGGTGGTATTGCTGTAAGACGCGAAGTCAACAACATACTGATTCCAATAAACGCCTAACATGCAGGGAAATAAACCATTAATTCACAAAAAAATAGAAGTTATTTCTAATGAAACTTCTGAGTCAGTGTCTTTAGAGGCTGGAGTTCCTGTTTTAGAGTATCGTGAAAGTGTTTTAAGTCCTTTTATAACAATTGACTTAAGTATTGTTGATACTGGAACAGCAAGTCCAGCCGGTGATGGATCAAGGGGAACTATTGGTATATTAGAATCCATAAAACTTCAGGCTGATGAGAAGTTTAAATTAATATTAGAAGATCAATATAAGAATAGAATTGATTTATCAAAGGATACAGATTTAAAAATCGGTAAAACAGTTTATGCTAAGACTAGTAATAGACAATCAACCGTAGCTATAAGAGTTGTCTCAAAAGAAGCATATGACAACTTACTTTTTGAAAATAGAATGAGAGATTCATATCTTGGAAAGGGTGATAGTATAGTTAAAAAAGCTTTAGATAATTTGAAAACTGAAAAAAACTTTTTTGCAGATACAACTGAGAATGAAATTCAATTCAATGGTGATAACAGGTATCCATTTCAAATGTGTTTAGATGTTCAAAAAGTCTCTAAACCAGAGGGAATTGACAGTGCAGGATATTTGTTCTGGGAAACTTCAAAGGGATATCATTTCAGATCTCTTGATAAGATGTTTGAAACCTCAGGTAAGACAATCAAGAAGTATGTAGAGACTGGATTTGGAAATAATAATATTACCCCTGGATATAATGGAAAAATTCTTAAGTCAAGTTTTTTAAGAATAAACGATACTCTTAAACAATTTGAAGAAGGTGCATATAGTTCAAGACTTGAACTATTTGATATTTTAGGTAGTAATAATAGGTATTCAGAAAGAACAAGAAATACTCCATCTGAAGGAAGAGGTGTTATAGCTGGAGTTAACGTTCCCATTTTAGATCCACTGTATAGAGATAAACCAACTGCTGAATTACGTAGAACAAAAGATGATGGACAAAAAGTTGATCCTGGAAAGTCTTTAACTGATACAATACTTGAGCCTAGTTTTGATATTGTTAGCACTGCACAACAATCATTGCACAATTATAGGCAAAAGTTTGGTATATCGCTTAATATAGTGATTGATGCAGATTTATCACTTAGTGCCGGTGATCTTATTTTTTGTAAGTTTCCTCAAACTTCTCAAAAACCTTCTGTCACAGGAAGCACCAAAGATAGCGGCATATATATGATAGCGGATTTGTGTCACTATAGTACGCCAACACAGGCGTTTACTGGTTTAAATTTAGTACGCGATTCTTACGGAGTTAAAACCTAATGGAAAGCATCGAAAAGCATATCGAGAAGGATAAGGAAATCCTTCAAGATCCTACAACATCGCCTCAGCAACGCCGCCACATTGAGGGTGAACTACATGAACTAGAAGTATATGCAGAGAATCATAAGAAGGAAATAGAAGCAGGAGATCATCACGATCCAACTGCATTGGAACTCTATTGTGAGATGGAGCCAGATGCAGACGAGTGCAGAATGTACGACGACTGAATAAATGTCAGGACTTTCAAGCAGATACGAATCACTACAAATAGCAAAAGGTTTTGCTGAGCATTACAGGAAGATCGCTGTAATTGTAGGTGTGACTGCTCAGGAAGATACACAGGATAGTGCCGTTCATGGTGCTCCTAAAGGGGGTGATGTTGTAGCTCAACGATATAGAATTAGAATACTAGGTGAAGATCCCCCCGATAAACCTGAAAATAAACTACCTGTTGCATATCCACTTCAACTTAATAGTGGGTTAGGAGGACAGAGTGTAGGTATTATTAGGTATGTACCTAACACATATGTTTATGTGTCTAAGGATCCTCATAGTGGCACATATCATATTGAAGCAGTAGTTCCTAATTTCGTCAGAAACTTATTAGATGACGCAAGAAATCAAGCTCAAGGTATAGCAGCATTAAGTGGTTTTATACCTGGACAATCCACTGTACCCGATACTTCAGTTACAACAAACTCAACAAAAAACGAATTATTCGGTACACAGAAAACTTCTATATTTTCGGATAGGGAAGCTAAACAATCAAACACTAAAACACCAACCATGCCTAAGGCATGTGCTCCGGTAAATACTGCTGGTATTAATGATGCCATTGATCGTTTAATTCAACAGGTTGAAGAACTTAGGACTGGTTTATTGGGTGAAGATAGTTTTCTTCAGACATCTCAAGACTTTATAAATGATGTTCAGAATTTTAATATAATAAGTGGAATAAGTACAAGTGGAAGTGGATTAAATATCGGTGGTGAAGAATATGACATATCAATAGCAACTGCTGCTCAAGATGTTTCACAGATCATTGCTGCTCTGATGCAGGAGATGAGAAAGTGGGTGATAAGAAAAGTTTCTACTCTAGTAAACGTTGCGATAGGACAGGTTCCTCTCAGCACCAGATACATCGCAAATGAAACAAAAGACAAAGCTCTTTCAGCATTATCATGTTTATTCTATAGAATCCTACTGAGGTTAGAGGATCTTATTGCAGGAATTCTAAAAAATATTCTAGATAGAATTTTGAATGCTGCATCATGTTTGGTAGAAAACATTCTTGGAGGTATAATTGGAGAAATTATTGGCAGAATCACTGGATTAATTAATTCTATTTTAGGACCTATAAGTAATCTCATAGGACAAGCCATTGATTTTACCAATCAAATTCTTGATTTTGTCGCTGACATAATTGATCTTATAAGATGTCCAGTAAAAAATATATGTCCTTCAACTGATAATTGGGATTTTCTTAATGGATCAAAATCAAAAATGCCACCGCTTGATTTCAACGCAGTTTTCAATCAGGCAACATCAATTGCTGCATCGGCAGCAAACACTGTTGGAAATGTAACTGCAACCTTTGATGAACTCCTTGATGATTGGAATTTTTACAGTGCAGATGGATCTGTTTTTGATCCTCTCGGAGATATTAATGCAGGAACAATTTGGCAATCTGTAATTGATGGATCATGTAATACCGGTGCCATCGATTGCGGACCTCCAAAGGTTAATTTCTTTGGTGGTAATGGATCAGGTGGTGCTGGTAACGCAGTTATCAATGCAGCTGGAGAGATTCTTGGCGTTCAAATGCTGCTTCCTGGTAATTATTCCTCAGCTCCCTTAATAGAATTTGAAGATGCTTGTGGTAATGGAAATGGAGCAACTGGTGTTGTAATCATAAATCCAGGAGGAGATGATGATGGTGGAGATGATGATTTTATTGATGATGATGGCGATGGACTTGATGATAGGTTAGGTGTTGGTAGAGTTAGGTTTGATCTTGAAAAATCAGCAACAGATGTAACTGCTCCGATTAAAATTACATTTCAATTACTCGGTGAAGCTCCCAACGATATTGGTGATTCATTTTTTGAGTTTACAATTGATCAAGCACCGGCATCAATCACAAAAAATATTTTTGTAGATAAAGATTACTTGGTTAGTGCATCTACAATTACACCTGTTAAAGGTAGATTAAAAAGACGCGAACGAGAGGGAGGTTATAATCCTGCTGATCTTGATAACATTCAAATTAGGATTACTCGTGGACTTCAAGATGATGAAAATGCAGAATTTGGTGACTATCCTACACAATCTTCGTTGCCTGGATTAAAAACTGGAAATGGTATTTGGGCAGATTATAAAGATACTGTGAGTGGAAGACCTGGCAGAGCTCAACCTAATGATAGAAACCTTGGTAGTGCAGGTCCTAGAGATTTTCAGGTATACCCTTCAAGAGGTGTGTACATTGAAAGAGATTCAATAAGTGATCATGTTGTAATCTACAGACTTAGAAAACTTGATGATGATAATGGTGGAGGAGATGATGGAGATGGTGGAGACACACCACCAGGAGGAATTACAAATGTTGTAATTACTGATCCAGGTTTTGGATATGAGGGATATCCTTATGGTGACAAAGGTGGTGGAGGAAGAGTGTGGGCAAACAGATGTCAAACCACAGTTCACAGAGCTAATTACAAATGGGATCTTCCATATAGTCTTGGACAAACTGTTAGAGTTGGATATGGAGATGAGGTTACTTTACCTGGACAAGAAACTATTGTAATTGATGCTGATTTTACTGAGGATAAGATTCCTGGATGTGTCATCAATGGTGTCAATCCAAAGTTAAAAGATATGCAAAATTTTGATTATACTTTTGGTAGAAAATATGAATTTGGAATTCGTCATCAGTTTGGATTTCAAGTTGATGCTCAGAGAGCATTCGCTGAGGGTTTCACTGAACAGGATATAAGGTTTTTCTTAGAAAATAAATTTTTCCTTAGAGTTGGTAGAATTATGAGGGAAAAACTCCTTGATCCAAATTGGGGAAAAATTCCTGAATTCAGCGTTACTTTTACAGCACCTGGATGTCCTCCTGGAACACCAGA